GTGACGTTGCTGCTGCCGCCAACGGCGATGTTGGCGACGCCCTGGTATTCAGACAGACTGGTGGTGAAGATGTTGGTGCCGTCCGAATAGACCCAAATCTTTTGCCCCTGCGGCGCGATGACGGACGCTCCCGCTGCGGCCGTAACAATCGTCATGGTGAAGTTGCCGGTCGTGCTGTTCTGGATCGCCCAGAAGCCACCCAGCGCCGGCAGGATATAGGACACGTTGGCGGTGAGCGTGCCGGTCAGGTTTTGTACAAGGCACTGGTACTGCGCGGCGACAGCGGTGACGTTCGTCCCGGTGAACGCCACCGTGATCGCGGCGCCCATATTGCTGTCCATGATGCTGAAGCTGGAATTCGCTTCGCCGCCCCATGCGCCGGAATCACCGCCGACCGCCGGCAGGTTGTAGCCTCGGTTCGGGGTGAAAGTGACCATCTACTTTTCCAATGCCGCGACGCGGCGACGCAAATCCTGGATTTCAGCCACCAGAAGCGGGATCAGTTTGGAATTGTCCATCCGCCACATGGAGCATTTGCCGATTGTTTTTGGACCGCGTTGCGGCTTCGTCACGGCCCACGGGAACCATTTGTGGACTTCCTGAGCGATAAACCCCGGCTCCGGGTCCGCATCCGGGTCCGTTTTCCAGTTGAACCACCATGGCTTTAGCCGGTCGATGATATGCCCGACATCAATTCCGACTGCCAGCTTATGCCGTTTGACCTTCAGCCGTCCGTCCGACAACGTGTTAAAAAATATGCCGGTGCCATTGGTGGATATGGACCCGACGCTGGCAGATACGGAATTGTAGAATTCCATCAGATTGCCGCTGGACCCACCGGCCAAGGACATGCAGGCCGTCGCATTGTTGGTGAAGGACTGGTAATTGCCGTTGGCACTGAACGTACCGCCTGCAACTTGATTGCCGATCGGATTGACGTTGGTGCCGCCCATAATGACGGAGCCACTAAGGGTTGTGAGGCTTGAACCGGCAACGATAAAGCCGCCGGCAGCGTTGTTGACCGTGACGGACCCGCCAGTCATCGAGACGGTATTGTTCGTGCTTAGGGTCGTGAAAGCGCCGCTGTTCGGCGCCGTGCCGCCGATCGCCGGGGTTGTGGCGAACAGATTAAGGAAGCCTGTGCCGGTTACGGCGCCAGAAGCCGCCAGCGTGGTGAAGGCGCCGCTGTTTGTGGCAGTGCTACCGATCGCGGGCGGTGAGGCGAACAGGCTGGTGATCCCCGTGCCTGACACGGTTCCATTGGCCGTCAGCGCCCCGGACGCCGTATAGGTGCCGCTGGTGGCGAGGGTGGTGAATGCGCCGCTGCCGGCTGCGGTGCTGCCGATCGGCCCCGGCGAGGCCATCAGGGCAACGAAGCCGGCCCCAGTCACGGCCCCGGTGGCACTGAGGGATGCCAAGCTGGTGGCGCCGCCGACGCCAAGCGTCCCGCTGACCGATAGGTTGCTGAATGTGCCGGCGTTGATGGTGGTCGTTGAATAGACGTTCGTGCCATCCGAAACGACGGCTATATTATTACCTTGCGGGATGACAACGCCAGTCCCAGCACCAACAGCGGATATGGTGACTGTGAACGCGCCAGTTGTCGAATTGAAGATGATCCACTGCCCGAAAGCGTTCGGCAGGATATACTTGATGTTGCCGGTGATCGCGCCGGTAAGCTGGATGACCTGATAGGCAAGCTGGACCGGCGCGGCGGTCACATTGGCGCTGCCGGCGACACTGATGGAACTGATGCCGGGAATGAGCGTGAAGTCGGTTTCATAGAAGTTTGTGCCGTCGCAATAGACCAGGACGCGACTGCCCTGGTTCACCAAAACCGACGCGCCGGTTGCGGCCGATATGACCGTCACGTTGAACGCGCCCGTGGTGTTGTTCTCGATGAACCAGAAGCCGCCCAGCGCGGGCATGATGTATTGGATGTTGCCCGTCAGGACGCCGGTCAGGTTTTGGATCAGGGCTTGCGACTGCGTCGTCGTTGCTGTGACATTACTGTTCCCGGCGCAGTTGACGGTAGTAATTCCACCCATATTATTGTCAAGGATGGTAAAGCTGGCGTTATTCTCGCCGCCCCATGATCCGATGTCACCCCCCACCGTGGGTAGGCTATAGCCCTTGTTGGTGGTGAAAGTTGCCATCGGCTATCCCTTCTTCTTGGCCGTGCTGCCCTTGACCTTGGCAATCTGCACTTTGGCCTTGCGGTCGGCTGCCGCGTTGGACGCCTCTATCGCGGCGCCTCGCGCGGCCTGTTTCACGTCCATGCGCTTGTGTTCATCGGCCTGCTGGCGATCGGCCTGATTCTCGGCGGTTTCCTGTATGGCCTCGTCGTGAGCCATATCCCGCTTCGATTGATCGACCGCACCGCCCATGGCCGCTTCATGCGCCATATCGGCCGCCTTGTGCGTGTCGGCCTGCTGCCGATCGGCGCCGGCCTGCGCGGCTTCATGCTGCTGCTGCTGTGCCCCTATCGCCTGTTCGTGCTGCTGCTGCCCGGCCTGCTGCGTCGCCTCATGCTGCTGTTCGGCCTGCTGCTGCCCGGCCTCGTGCTGAAGTTGCTGGGCCTGCTGGCCGGCTTCGTGCTGGCGATCCAGGTGCGCGTTCATGGTGTCGTGGGCGGCCTTGATCTTGGCCCCTTCCAGCGACATGGCGGCACGTGTCTCGGCGCTCTGCCGGTCCTGTTCGCGCTGTTCGCCCTCCTGCTGGATTTCCTGGATGCGCTCCTGATGCTTCAGGCCCTCGGTCTGCTGCTGCATCTGCGCCTTTTGCAGGTCGGCCTGCGCCTTGATCTGCGCGGCGGCAAGGCGCGGATCGGGCGGCATCTGCGGCTGGCCCTGCGGCGGCATGGTGAATTCTTCGGCCCGCTCGCCGGTCAACGCCTCGGCGGCGAACCGGTAGATCGCCCGCTGGTCGGCAATGCCCTGGAACTGCGGCAACCCGCCCAATGTCACGAGGCCCTGAACTTTGAGCAACCGGTGGACTTCGGACGGTGTGTTCGGGTCTGCCGCCGGGACCAGTTCCGGCTCCATGACTTCTTCGGCGATCTGCCACTTGCGCGATGGCCGGCGCACGCCGCGCGTCAGGGATTCAGGGTCCTCGGCGAACAGGTCACGAAGCAGTTCAAATTCTTCCTGCTGTGCGATATGGTCGTCCTTATGGACCGCCCCCGGAACCTGACTGACACTCTCTATATAGGACATGATCGTGCCGACAGGCGTGTTTCCAAGCCGTCCTTCGCCGACTGGTATTTCGACTACGCCGGACAGCCGCTTGACGTCGCCTTCCAACTTCTCAACCAGCGCCATGACTTCCGGCGTCGGTGGCTTGTATGGCATTGGCATGAATATGTCAGATATCTTCGTCGCGCCGCCGCTCTTGACCGGAAGCCACTCGCCTGGATTTGGCCGAAAGACGGAATTCATGTTTCCTGTGCCGGCTCCTTGCAGATAGACGCCGCCGGGAAAATTACTAAAGATCGCTGAATCGACCATGGCCCGTTGGATCATGGTGGCCGATTGTGTAGGATTGCCAACAATATGGATAAGACCCCAGTTATAGTACCCAAGGCCGGGAATAAGCCCGAACTTCACATAACGTCGGCGTGGCCGATGGTCACGATCGCCCTTTCGCCAATTACGTCGGATTTCGAGTATTGCTCGGCTGTCCACGTCAATGGATATGCGATAGGGAAGCGGGTATCCCGGCCGTTTTCCCGTCTCGTCTTTATCCAGGCGCGACATGTCACCCGATAAAGCATCATCATCGCTGGTGCCTGATCCCAATTCGCAATAGCATTCATAGACCGTATGTTCGTAGTCCTGCGGGAGCGACGATACGGCCGCGACGCCCTCGGCTTCCTCCACGGCCATTTCCGTCTTCGACGGCCGGGCGGTCGGGTGCATCAATTTGATATCGCGATAGTGGCCTGCCACCATCAGCCGCCGCATGGTCGCCCGCGTCGTCGGGATGCGCTCGGTGCGCCGGCCGCTCTCGTCCAGGTGCGAGACGTTGTTCTGGATTATCAGGTTCTGTGCTTTGACATAACGCGACACCGGCCGCTTCAACAGCGGATCGCGATACACCTTCTTGAAGCCAAGGCCGATGATGTCACGGTGCATAAGCATCTGCGCCGTGTCCGGGTAATAGGGTTTGTCCACTACCGTCAGGTAGTGGTTCATGTCCACTTCCAACGCTCGCGCCAGCTTGTCTTTGTCGCCACTCGGCGTTGGTTGCGGCGGCGGCTGCGGTGCTGCTATGCCTTGCGGTGCAGGGGGCGGTGCGGCAATCCCTCCCGGCGGTTGCGTCGCTTGCGCGGTGGGCGATCCCGCCGGATCAGCGGCATCGCTTTGCGCCCCCTGCGCTTCCTGTTGCTGGCTTGGCTGCGGTGGCGCGTCCTGGCGCACCTTGACCGGGCCGGTGACGGGCAACAGTTCCGCCCTGGCGACGCCCCACATCTTCAGCGCGGCTTCCAACATGCACGTCGCAATCGACTTGCAGACCGTGCCGTCAGCCGATACCGATGTTGTGGGGTCTTCCAGCTTCACGCCCAAATAGGCCGCCGCCATGTTGGCGGTGTCTTCCCAATCGGCGCGGCTTTCTTCGTCGGATTCGATCGACTGTAGGAGCGTGCTGGCGAGGCCGTTCAGTTCAAAATCGTCAATGCCATCGGCCAGATTGCGGTCGAATTTGTCATCCGGCTTAGGATCGTCATCGTCGTCATCGTCTTTCTTGCCGAAGCTGATCTGAAGACTGCCGTCCGGCATTTCCTTCTGGTCAACGAAGTCAGGTTCGTCCTCGTCGGTGCTGTCCGGTTCCTCGATGGAAACGCCGTGAGGGGATGGTCCACCCGGTTCGATCAGGTGGACATCATCCTTCTTTCTCAGCGGGACAACAGCCATGGCGCCTATCCCTCAAAGGGGGTAGGCGGCAGGTTACTCCACTACGCGGCCATCAACAATGTGACACAGGCTGGTGTATTCATTGCAACTTTCGCATACGGCGCCCACGCCTCGATCCTGGCCGCAGTTCGTGCAGAGGAAGCCGCTATTGCGCTCCGGTATCGGCGGCTCCCATATCGTGGCCTTCACCGTAATGCCGACTTCCGCAAGGTCAGCCACAATCTTGTCGGCATCGGTGCCCTTGTCCCAGTAGCGAAGCTGGGCCGCGTGTTGGGCTAACAGGTCGCCCATCATGCTGTTCTGGTCGTGTGTTTCCTCTAGCCGCAAGAATTCATAAGGCGGCCCCTTGGCCCATGCTTCGTTAATGGCAATCAGTTGGTCCTGTAGCCATTTACTCGGCTCTTCGTACGGCAGCGGCTCGATCCGGTCGATGGTGCGCCACGTGCGCGGTAAGCTTTCCAGCGCCGGCTGGTGTTCGTAGCTGCGAACCGTCATGTTCGCGGTCGAAAAGTCGTCAGGCTCATAGCCGGGACGGTTGTGGCCGCTTTCGATGATGTTTTTGCCGATCAGTTCCGGCTTTTCCCGCATCGGCACCTTCAGCGGCTCGCCATGCGCCAGAAGTTTGGCTTGGTGCTGCTCGGCCTTCTGCACGCACAGTTCGACGATCCGGCTGTCATTATACCAGTTGCGGGTATCCGGGCAGAATCGCCACTCTGGCGATCCTTCCAGGTGTTCGATCGGGATCAAGCCATCCTCGATGTTCTCCTGTGTGATGATGTAGCCGGCCCATAGATGCTCACGCATCCGCCGAACATTTTCCTCTGTCATTTTACCACTCCAACTTTCCTGATTTCAGCGGCGGCGCATAATCCATCTTCGCCCGTGCAATTTCTGCCCGTCGCTGTTGGTCACACATTGCCACCCGCTTGGCGGTGTCGGCTTCCAATTCCGCCTTGCACATATCCATGTACTTCGGGTCGCTTCGGTACGGTTTGATCTTTTTAGCGTTACTCACTGCGTCCACTTCCAATTTTGCCATGACGATCTGCCGCTTGTGCATAATCGCCGCTACGTCCTTGCGTTTCGATGCCAAGAGGGCTTTCGACCGTTTGGCATTCCGCTTTTTGGTCTTAGCAGCTTCGCTATCGAAGAAGCTATATTCCGCCAGCTTGGCGTCTATCGCTCCGGGCGTTCGATCGACGCCGTGTTCGAAACACCATGAATATAAGTCTTCGCCATCAAGGTCCAGATCGACAAAGCCTCTGGCTACGGTGGCGATTTCTTCCGGCGTCCATCGCGCTCGCTCGGAATTGCGATAACGCGAGAGCCATAGGGTCTTCTTCACCCCTCGGGGGTAGCCCGGTTGAACATCTGACATGGCGGTCAGCAGTCATCGGGATTGCGTTCAAAATCCTCTTCGGGCGGTTCTATCTTCAGGGCGAGGCCGGCGGTGACGTTTTGCAAGTTCTCGATCGCTCTCTGCATGTGGCGGATGGCCTTGGCGTGGGCGGCCAGGATGGCATCCATCATGTCCAGGTTGATCTGCACGAGGGCGAACCAGTCCATGCTACCCTGATGCGGTTTGAAGAAGCCATATACAGGTGTCTTGTCAAAGTCTTCGTCCATTTGATTTCTCCCTATGCTCGTTTGATT